GGACAAACGCTTTGACCAGGCTACGCTTGCTGTGGCTGAGAAGGTAAAGAAAGCAATGATAGATCATGGCATATCTGTAAGCGTACAACTGCAACATCGAAACGGAGATGATCCAAAAATGTGGCCCAAAGTTGCAAGCTTTCCTTTGTTTCCTAACAAACCAATGGAAGAACAACAGACGCAACAAAAACAATTTTCTGAGCCTCCCTTGGGAGAGGATGAAATTCCATTCTAGCCATGAAACCATACCCAGCTTTAAAAACTCGTTATTACTACGAGACTAAACAACTTCTTGAGCAGTACAAAATCTATACTATAAAAACTGCTGCTGAAAAGTTAGGAATAGATCCGTCTAACTTACGCACACTTGCGTATAGAATGGGTGTGGAGTTTCATAGAGCAAACGGTACAGGCAAGACAACAATCGAAACTGTAGAGCGAAAGCGTCATATAACGTTACCTATGGAGCCGTGGAAATAAATCGTGGGGCAGTCGGAGGTACTGCCCCTGACCGACAATAATAAAACTGTGAGGTGTACACAATGATAAAAGAAGTACGTACGTTAGAGTTACGAGAACATATTACTTTAATATATGATGAAGAAACGCCATCATTTTTAGGCATAAAACTTGGCGATTATGTAGAAAATTTTACCCAAGAGGACGTAAATAAAATTAAAAGCTTTGTGACAACGGCTGCTACAAAAATAAAAGATGCAGATTACAGATTAAAAAATTCAAAATTGCTGGAAAAACACAATGATTAAAACTTACTTTACTTTTATGATGATAAGTTACTTTGTCCAAGGTGAAGAGCTTAAGACAAGCATACTACTTCCAAGCTACGATAGCTGTAGCTACAGCAAGTCAAAATTCTACGACACATTAAATAAAGCATACGGATCTGACAATGTACACTTGTACTGCAAAGGCACTAACGTCGTTTCCAAAGACTACGTAAAGCCTATGCCAAGACCATAGCTACTTCTTGTTCATCATAGACTTTGGTTTCTTATGCGACAAAACCTGACTGCTTTTTGTATGCTTTGCTCCAGTGTGCAAAGAGCCGTCGGGCATCTTGTGTTTAGGCCCGGTGTACTCTTTGCCACTTGGCAAGTAATGTTTAGCTGCCTTTGCCATAGCCGCCATTCATCATAGACTTTTTAGGTTTACGTTTTTTTCCGTACATTTCCTGTCCTCGCTGCTTGTTTACTTCCCTTCGGTCCGGCAACCTTTGTCAACGTACCATATACATACTTGTCTCGTTCTTTACCAGTAAGACCTTTTTTCTTTGCCTGGTTCATCAGGCTACGTTCTAATCTCTCAGGCATTTTGTTTCTTCCTTTTGTTTATTGCTGATATTCTTTTGCCCTTTGCTCTAGCATCAGCCTTGCTTGATGCACCCCAAGCTCTCAACGATAGTAACAATCGAGTTGGCTCACCTTTATCATCACGCTCTGGACCCCTCATGTTGCCCATGCGCTGTAGAAACGATGCACGTCTAGGATTGTTTCCAGACTTCACAGGTGCTTTGAGATCTGAGCCTGGGTTCTCTTTTTCGTAAGACCTGCGACCCTCTTCGTTAAGACCGCCCTTCTTTGCCTTACCTGCTTTACGTTGCCATGCTGGTGTCTTAGCCATACCTAGCTCCGATACTTTCTTGTCTTGTCTCTAATCTTCTTTGGCTGTGGTACAGTCTGACCAGTGCCACCACCAGCACGTTTAGCTCGTGTAGTCGCAGCATACTCTGCCGGGGTCAAAGCCTTGATTGCTTTCTCTGGCAAGTAACGCTCACCAGTTTCACTAGATTTCTTACCAGACTTAGTACGCCAGTTTTGTTTTCCCCAATTCATCAGAGATCGTTGCGGAGCTTTCACGACTTGTATCCTCCACCAGCAGCCTTGTATCTTTTAGCAAGAAGTTGTGCTTTACGAGCCGACCACTTTCCGGCGGCTGTTCCTTGCACATTGCTATTGAGTATTGATCGAAACTGACGCTTTCGCATCTCAGGCTTTGTGTAAATCTTAGCTTTATTGACTGTGCTCTTTGCCATGACTACACCATCAATTCAAAATGCGGACCATCAATAAACGGTCTGCGACCTTGACCACGCCTTGTATCAATATAATCATTCATTGCAGCCTCCATCGTGCCATCCCAATGCGCTATGTTTGGTACAGTCCATGCTGCACCCCACCGCACAGGAACATCACAAACTCTTGCACCCTCTGCCATTGCATCAGCTATATCGTCATACAAATTAAGTTCCCAACTTGCTCGGCTACCAATGTACGCCATTAAATCAACAGCGATACCATCAATATGCTTAGACTTCATGGTCTGACTTGCACCTTTTGCAACCAATGCTTTTTGTTCTTCAATGGTTCTAAGCCCACAAATACAACCAAAATCAATTTTACTTACACCGATTGCGTGTTTAACAACAGCAACCATACGCTCGTCTACACCTTCTAATCTTTCAAGGCTACGCTTTCCTAATTTAAAAGTCATTGCTCAACAAACTCCTTTGTTCCGCACAATCTTTCGTACACCATATCACTTGTGTAAGCCTCTGCCCACTTGTTTTCGGTAAAAGTACAGAAAGCCCACAGATCATTTACATCTCGATCTATAATATTAAGTAAGTCTTGTTGCGCTGATACAGTGCCTTCTAAATGTTCTATGTCGTGAACCATTCCACTGATATACCATACAAGAGCTACCAACTGAACAGCCATAGCAAAGACGAGAGCTACAGGTATTTTTAAATCAGACATATCATTACCTCTTAAAGAACTTCTGTACACCCCTGACACCAAACGATGCAGAGATTGCTATGCCTAAGCTGTAAAAATACCAATCAGGTGCTTTGGAAAGTTGTTCAAAACCCTTATCTACCCAACCTTCTGTGCCTGGAATAAACGCCAAAACAAGTGGAATTGACAGGACAATTACGAACCATTCGTCTTTCCAACTTGATTGAGAACCCTGTGCCATAATGCGCTCCCAATCAGCAACCGAAGTCTCTTTACTCAGCATGATCTTTGCTTTGGCTTCTGCCTCTGTAAGTTTTAACTTTGCACTTGCAGCCTGTGCTTGAGACTTTGCATCAAGCCAACTGCCCGCCAGACCCGCTATTGGACCAATAATGGATTGTAGCATTAGTTTTCCTCCATCTGTATACTAGTCTTTTTGCTCTCAGCTTTTGCGCTGTATGCATTAAAGCCCATGAACGCAGCAACTACACCGCTTGCAGCAATCACATAAACACTAGCAATATCTGTAATTAAACTTGCCGCTTTATCAAACCCAAGCACCGAAGCTAGCAATATTATAAATGGATAAATCAACATACCCATCAAAGCAAAACCAGTGAAACGTCTTTCCGCGTTACGCTTTAGATCCCGGTCAATCATCTCAAGCCTTCGATCTTCTAAGGCTAGCCTGTTCCACTCAGCACGTTCTATAACACCGTTGTTATTGGTATCTGCCTTATCAAACTCTGTCATCTTAAAAACCTTGCGTATCTAATCGCTATATTTTTATCGCGTGTAATTATAACAACTTTTCCATTTTTATCATAGATAATAAATTTATTACGCCATTCCTTTAATATCACCGTTCAATTTTAATACACACTACTTTTGAATTTTGATTAGTTACCAATACCTTAGCTTCTTTCTGTGCTAATTTACAGGCTTCTTCACTTGAATAACTGCCCACGTGATAATGGTCAAAGTTGCCAGTTATTACTTGCAACCAAAGCAATACCCACATTTAAATACTTGCCACGAGCATATAAACAAACGGAAACGCCGCTACAAACATTAGAAACAAAATACCTAATACTAATTTCATCACCATCTCCCTTGCCACTTGCCTAAAAAATAAAAAGCGATAAACAAAATACCGCCGCTTAAAACAAAAATAACCGCACCAATTGCAAAGTTTATAAGGTTATCTATCTGTTCTTGTTTTCTATACAACTCGTCTTTACGTTGTTTTCTCATTTGTGCCTCTATCGCCAAGACCTCTTTCCATGCGCTAGGGCCATACGTCCAACTGATATGGTCTTTAATCTCAGCCCTCATTTGCTCCATCTTTTTTTTATTAGCAAATATTTCTATAGCTGTTTCTTCATCAGAACCTTTGAAAGTTTTTTTCCAAAATGGTGGGTCTTTTTCTCGCTTTTCTATTTCGTTAAAATCGCTGAAGGCTTTTCCCCAGGTAGACAGTTGACTAGTCATATCTTGAAAATCACGCCCTGCTGCGACTGCACCCTTTAGAGCTTTAAATGCACCTGTCGCTAAAGCTACGCAGCTAACCGGGTCCATGTGCCTAGCTCAGAAAAGTCATTCGTAATAGCAACAGCAAGCTTGCACCAGTTATACAAATCATTATCGCTTCCATACGCTTGATGCGATTGTACAAATCTTTCAGTTGTATTTTCATTTCGGTTTTAATTTCAATAACGTCTTTCTCAACATCATCTATCCGAGAGTGAGCTTGGTTAAGTGTACGTGTTCTCTTATCTACCATTAGCTAGGCTCCGTTGGGAATGTCACATCGTGTGGAAATCCAGATTGTTCTGGTATCTGACGCAAATCTCCGCGATAGGTATACCAATCCTCTGGCACAGTTTGACCAAGTTCTTTTGCTCGTATTGTGACCCAATCACTTTTTGCAAGCAATTCATCGCGTTGCGCCCTAACTGATGCAGCCGCTTCCGCATCTAATGTTGCTTGATACGCAGCCTCATGCTCTGCCTTAGTCGTAGTCGTTTCTTTACCATCTTCATCTGTTTCAGTTGTATCAGCAAACATATCCGTTGCGACATACTTCTCTACCCAGTTCCCGTTGCTGTCTTGCTCAACGCCATCCCTTGCGCTGTATTGATACGCCCCTAGTGTAGCCGCTGGCGATGCCAGTACTGGGTCTATGTTCATAGCATCGCAGACATTTGCGCCCCATACACGAGGCAATGCCATTTGCGGAAATGCTGCACGCCATTCGCCTTGGCTTTTAACTTCGCCTGTTGTGCGTTCTCTGTATTCACCCATTAGATTGATCCTTTCATATGAGTTTGATTATGCGATTGCGTAGAAGATGTATGATTGACCTGCATCATTACCAGTAGTAAAATTACCTGCTACGGTAAAGCCACTACTGTGAGGATCAATGCGATCTTGACCAGTAATTTCAGCATCACTTCTATCTAAAACTAAATAAGGTTCATTACCTGATACAATACCCCTAGCTGTATCCCAAACAGCCCAATTGTTAGTGTCAGTTGTACATTTTAAAAGAACAAATCTAGCACCTGACGAAAAACCACAATCAATTGTTTGGTCAGAATCAGACCCAGTAAAACTTCCTACCTTGGATACTCCTGGGGCACTAGCGAAAAGGTAGGCTATGTAGTTTAAGCCACTATAGTTAACACCTGAACCGGAGCCACCTAAAGTAAACACACTATCTGTTGGTGCAGTATTATTTATCCAAGTATCAGTGGTTTCACTACTGGTATCGTTAAGTGTAAGATACTTGGTAGCACCAGTATCTTTATGATAAACTTTCCAACCGTCTGCATTGCTGCGTGATTTAATCCACATCATTTCTGGTATTGCACCAAGGTTATGGCTTACAGTACGACCTTGTGTTGAGTTTCCTGTGTAGCAACAAACATCGAAATAGCTAGGTGCACGCTTCCACATATAGGCTACAAGTTGAGTAAGCGCACTACCACCGCCAGAACTTGTAACTATTCCTGTTTGATCATCAAAATAATAAAAAGTATCAGTAGTTTCAGCAGCAGTGGTGTCTGTAGCTAAAACTTTCCCACGTGTTAACCTACTGTGAAATTGCCAATTATCACCGTTTTTATTACCTTGTAAAAAAGCATCTACTGGAAAACCAGCAGTATATAATTTGCTTGCACCTCGCCCATCTTGAACTGCAAAAACCTTAGTCGCGTCAGTAGGTGCAGCTAGTGGGCCTCTACGAATTGCCATGTAAATGTGTGGGGAGGACGCAGTATGACCCTCATGTATGAAGCCTGTTGCGGTCGGTTTTATTTCATAGCCACTTGTGTTACTCAAGCTACTTTCTGCGACACTTTGGTTTGGATTGAGTAACTGTCTATTAACAACATCCCATCCACGCATTGTGTCATACATACGCCAATTATCACCACCGCCTGTATCAAATGTAATTATAAATTGAGGCTCAAACCCAAGGGTAACTTCTGTTTCGCCACTAGAAGGCGGTGTGAACGAACCACACTTTATAATGTCTTGGTCACTATCAGGGCCGAACCCACCGTCATTATTGTTGTGGGCAAATAGGTAGGCTACGTAGGTATAGCCATTTGCATTTACATTCGATCCAGTACCAACTGTAAATGCGGTGCTTGTAGGAGCAACAAAGCTAGAACCATTGCCCCAATAATCTGCTTCATATCCTGAAGCACCAGTTTGATCTAATTGTAAATTTTTCCAATTTGTTCCGTCATTTCTGTGCAAAACTTGCCAATGTGAAGTCAAACCAGTACCTTTAACGATAATCATACCTGGAACTGACCCTAAATTATGATTTACAGTAAGACCTGCCGTTCCATTCCCCGTATACGTCACAATATCGCAAAAATTAATGGCTTTGCGAAATGTCCAACTAACTGCTGTATCACCGTTATCATTAAAGTTTGAACCAGACGCAACAGTAAATCCATTATTGTTAAAAGCTGTTATACCCTGATTGTTATTTGCATAATAAGTATTTTCTGCTGCGGTAGAGTCAGAGTTTAAAGGATTTTTTATTCCTCTTACTGTGTCTGTTAAATGATGGTCACTTCCAGACGTAGATCGCTCTTTTATCCAAACCAAACCACCTTCGCCAGAAAGATCAATACCATTATTAATAGTTTGTGCCGAACTTGATCCATC